CTGGATTCGTTCGGAACGGTCTCCAGCAGGTCCCCATTCAACATACGAACCAGAGCGATGGTACAAGTGTATCCTCTCAGCTCCTTTCGTATCATCAAACTCCATGGCATGCCCGGATTCTGATTCATACACATTGTTATACGGGTAAATTGCCGCATAGTATGAATTTGGTTCTACTTTATTTGCTTTATTTGCCGCTTTACTTTCATTGATGGGCGATGGATAATCAGCATCATTTCTTGCTAAGCGTGATGTGCTTGGTTCATCTAATCGTCTTGGATATAATGTAGGTGATTCTGTTGGTTTAACTGGCGCAGCCGCTAATTCAGCCTCAGTTCTTCCATCACTAAAAGCTTCTTGTGAGTTTCCTGCTTTTAATGGAATACTAGGAAAAGAACCTAATACAATTGGATTTTGGCCGTTTTCTCCATCTGCAAAAAATCCAAACACCATATCACCTTCTTTTGGTGTGTATGTGTTTGTATTGTTTAAAGGCACCACAGGCATTGCCCAAGGCAACGCATCGGTTGGTAAATGCATTTTGTTTTCAGCATGCCAACCAACGCAACGCACACGAAGCCGACCAAGTTTTAATGGGTCTTGTCTATCTTCTACAACACCAATCCACCAAGTAAAGCCGTTCTTACCAGCGAATTCTTTAGATTCTTCGTTTTTAACCATATTAATAGTTTAAAATTTCTTCTTGTTGTTCAGCATCACTTCCAGAAATGAAGCCTATATCAGATGAACTAGAAGCAACCTCAATGATTGTTTCATGTTTTTCAAATCCAATAATTTGTCGTGATGCTACAATGATATATTTTCCGTTAATACTTTTGTCATCGCCTCGTGAAGAACCCACAATTGGAGCATCCACATTCACATTAAATCCTGAAGATAATTGGAAGTTTCCAGGCATTACAATTTTAAGGCGTTTAGACATTAAATTTTTAAGAATTGCTTTTCTTTGAAATGACCAACTTTCAATACTCTCGCCTTTTGATAAAGAACTAGAATCTCTTTTCTTAATGTATTCGCTATACTGTCTATTAAAGTCAAAAATACTTACTACTTTACGAGAGTTGAATGATTGTGCATTTGAGCCGCCATCTCGGTTTTGTATTTGTGTATAATTAGGCGTATCATTACCATGTTTCATATTTGAATAGTGGTCGCCATAAGATATATTTTTTGTGCTAATTGTTCTTGTTACTGGATCAAATCCAATAAATTTACCTGCGTTTACACCCGAGCGAGTTCTTTCAATATTATCGTTCATTGATACTACCTCTAAACTTCTAGCACCACCCATATTACCAAATGGGTTTTCTCCTTTAATATTCTTTGTTTCGTAAGTAACATCAAGTATTGCAGGTTGAGTTAGCAGAGTTGAAAGCGTTGCAAAATTAAAACCGGCTACATTCTGAAAAAACATAAAATTTGGGGACTGTTTAGAATCTAAAGCCCGCTTTGCACACCACTCAATTGCTTCTAGTGGCCGAAGATTTGGTATTACAATTTTTTGTATACCTGAAGAAAATTCGTAAGTGCCTCCTAAATTGTTTTCAGACACCTTTAGATAATCAACCAAAATTCTTTCAACTATTTTGGAGTAGTTTGTTTCATATGATTGATTTATTCTCTGTTGGTCGGAATACATCAATTCATCTGAAGTAAAATGAAGTAAATAACTTTCTAAACCAGGCTTACTACTACGCCTCTCAGTTTGTTTATAGATGCGAAATGCTTTTTTAAAAGTTAAAATATCAGAGTTTTTATCTTTTTTAACCGTAATTAAAAGCGATTCTGAACCATCAAATAAAAGTTTACTAGAAAGACCAATAGCATCATTGATAATTATGTTTCCACTCATTACAGATAAGAACATTGTATCAAAAATGTTTATTTCTTCATAGACATTTTTAATATCAATTTTACCACCTTTAGTTACAATAACCAACTCATCTAAAAAAAACTGAGTTGATTTTAGCAGATTCAAACTCATAAACTAACTACTCTCTTAAATTCTTTTTCAATTTGTGGTAAAAAATCAGATTTAATTAAATTTATTTCACGCTTAGATTCGTTTTCTTCAACCTCATAATCATAATATGTTTGTGTATCTTTTGTGATAGCAACCGTAACAGTTTCACCAGCATTTGTCACATAAGAATTTGACGATGTGCTAGTGGTCATGTATGTTGCTTTATCAATATTAATCTTTTCTATTGTAATTGTACCATCATTTGTGGTTGTGGTGACTATCTTAAAATAATTTTTAATGTGAGTTTGAGCCCAAGTAATACCAGTAGTAGAGGTAACAAGAGAAGCATACTTTGTAGGGTTTGCAGTAATAATAGGCTTCATTGTAAAATCTATGTAATCCATTCTAGCTCTTGTTGTAGCTAAATTGTTATAATTTGTGTAGAATAATGCGTCACCTGATGTTACTATACCATTATTATTAATATCTCCTAACAATCTACCATTAATTGATTCTTTCAAAAGTGATGAATATGGTTCAGTATTAAGAGATGCTTGGAGAAGATATGTTGGCATATTTGTATCATCAACAAAATTTGTAGCATTGGCCGTATATTTTTTATCAATATAATCAATTAGCGTATCACTCTTTAAAGGCCAATCAAATTGTGGGTCAACAATATCATTAAACAACAAAACTACCCAATGATATTCCACATTACCATAATATTTGTCTGCTATAATTTCAGGAGTATCACTATCTTGAATCTGATACGGATAAAAAGCAGATGAGTTTTCTTTTAATTGAGAGTCAAAAGCAAAACGAGCTATGATGTTTGTAACAGCTTCTACACCATTAACTTCATTGTTACTGGTATAAAATGTTTTAGGATAGTAATTAAAGTATTTTGCCATTTTTATGCTCCAATTGGTGAGTTACCTGGAGCATTTGTTCCTTCTAAAATCCCAGATGGAGTTCCAGCCTCTGCAGGATTCACAGAAACGGCTGAAGGATCACCTGGTGTATTTTTAGTCAGATAACTTGTTTCTTGGAATTGTAAAGACATTTGTATAGCAACTGGCATACCTGTTCCACCAAGAGTAGCATTTTGTCCTGGTACTTCATATGCAGAAAAACCATTTGGTGCATAGTTAACTTGTATTGATTTTAATACACAATTACCAGTTTGTGGAATGTTTTCATTTTTTTTACCAGCATAATAAAACTCTATGTCAAATTCTGAAGGAGGTATTAACAAACTTCCAGCTGAACCTTCTTTAAACTCTGGAGCTTGGTGATATTGTAAAGAAGTAATAATCTTTTGAACTTCAACAGCTTCTCTTTCATCTCTTGGATAAAAAATAAAATCATATTGAAATGTGCGAAATTGTGGTGCTTGATATATAACTTCTAATAAAGGATTAACAACCGCTCCCAAAGCTAAAAACCCGCCTAAAGATCCAAGGTCACCAACTTTTTCTTTTGCATAATCTCGTGCTTTAGCAATAAGGCCAGCTTTAACTGCACTACCAACAGCACTATTTGGACCACCACCTTCTTGTAACTTTTGCATAGCCGCACCTGCGGCCGCTCCTGCAGCTCCAGACAAACTTAAATTTTCATAATTTTGAGTGAAATCAAATTGCAAAGTGTCAGGCATATACAAAGCAATAACTTGTCCTGTTCTTGTTACTTTTCTAATACCTCTTGCCAAATCTCCACTACCCACCACTAAAGATTTTATGTTGGTTCTATTAATTTCTTGTGCAACTGCTCCACTTACATTAAATATGTTGGGTTGGCCAAAAGGATTATTAAAATTTCCCACAGTACCTTTAAATGAATTAAAAGCACTTCCAACAGAACTTGTTAAATTGCCAATAACACCACCTGTCGCATTGTTAACTTGATTAAAAGCGTTTTGAACTCCGTTGGCTAATTCGCCACCAAGATTTGTTTTTACTGCACCACGAGCAGAATTTAAAACATCTGTTACCGCACCAGATATTGGATTTTTAAGTGCAGCTGCAGCTGCATCGGTAAAACCTGTTGGCGTAGATTCGCCAGACGCTTTTGAAGCTTCTTGTTTTTTAATATAAAGAAGCATGTAATGCCCTTTATCTGCATTTCCAATGTCTAAAGGGTATCTTAAAGTTGATGTTTTGTATTTGCTTTCCACTAAAGGCTGTAGAGGGCCCGATACAGAACCTTTTTTAAATTGAATGTCGCCAAAGCCAAATAAAGGCATGTTTTAATCCTTTGAAGTGAGATAGATAGTATTTATGTCATATAAAGGATGGTTTAAGCCAAAAAACCCAAACAAATACAAAGGTGATGCCAACAACATCGTCTATCGGTCGTCATGGGAATTGCGTGTGATGAAATATTTAGATGACCATCCAAGTGTTCTGTGGTGGGTCTCCGAAGAGCTGCCAATTCCATATCGGTCACCAATAGACCAAAAGGTACATCGTTATTTTCCTGACTTTATTGTTCGTCTAAAACAGGCAAACGATAAAGAAATTACTGTGGTTTTAGAGGTGAAACCCTATAAACAAACTCAGAAGCCAACGCAAAAACGCCAAACAAAACGATTCATCCAAGAAGCCATGACCTATGCCGTTAACCAAGAAAAGTGGCGAGCAGCTGACTTATTCTGTAAAGAGCATGGATGGCAGTTTAAAATAATTACTGAAAAAGAACTTGGACTTTGAGATAAATACAAGATGGCGTATTTACTAGACAGAATTAAAGAATCGTTGGCCAAGGAGGGTTACACTCCTAGGTCTTCGGCCGCACGCCAATGGTTGAAAGCAAAGGTCGGTGAATTAAGACCTACTCCTGCGGCTTTGATGCGAGATAGAGAACGCCTAAAAGACAAATCTATTATAGGTAAGATGTATTTCTTTTTTTATGATCCAAAAACTAAGGATTCGTTGCCATATTACGACAGGTTCCCATTGGTTATACCAATTGAACGATACTCAGACGGTTTCTTAGGGTTGAATTTACATTACATTCACCCAAAGCAACGGATTATCCTTTTAGATAAACTAAGTGATACAGCTACCAATAGACGATTTGACGAAAAAACAAAATTGCGTTTGAGTTATCAATACTTGTTAACGGCTTCAACAGCGTTTCAAGCCATGCCATGCATCAAGAGGTATTTGTTTAGTCATCTCACCTCACGATTTTTAGAGATACCTGCTGATGAATGGGACATAGCGGCTCTTTTGCCGGTTGAACAATTTGAAAAAGCAAGCACAAGTAAAGTTTACGCAGAATCACGAAAGAGATTTTAAATGTCATTTTCACCAAATTTATTTTTATCAAACATCCGAGGAAAAGACGGACTGGCAAAGCCATCTCGTTTTGAGGTAGTATTGCCTATTCCACCATACATTGGCCAGTTTGTGGGCAACTCAATCATTGAAAAGATATTGAACTTTCCTAACTCTATCTTTACAGATGTTTCGGATGCGATTGGAGACGCTTTTGGACGACAAGGAGAAAGAGATGAACAAGCACGCACAT